CATTCGACTTAACGGAACATTCAGGGCTTGGTATACCTTTTTCTGGAAGTATTCCACATCATCCATTTCTCCAAGATTTTGTCCACCATCAAGGGTAGAAATTTCTGTTCCCTTACCACCTTCTCTTCTTGGCAACCAATAATCTTCAAGCATGGACATATGCTTTTTATCGTCTCTAATTTCACCTGTACTAACATCATAAACTAATTTATTTCGATATCTTTGCATCAAGGATCGAATATATTGTTCTGCTTTAGTTTTGGGGAGATTACCCACATCAATATAAAAAATTCGTCTTTCTGGTGCTCTGGAAATTCTGTAAATGACAACGGCATCTTCAATCATACGAAGTTGATTAAGTGGTTTCAGCGCCTTGTGCAAATAAGAAATAACCCGCTGATTTGATGAATCATACAAACCAGAAGTTACATAACAAATAGCCTCCGGAGCGATCCTAATTCCTTCTTTTTGCTGGTCATCTTCATAATAAACATAATATTCTTCTGTATTTTCTACTATAGAAACACCTTCAGGGGTATTTTTTGTTTCTACCTCAACAACTTTTTTGATCTTAAACGGATCAATGTATCGTATTTCTTGAATACCAGTTTTTAATTTTTTTTCATCGACTATGATGTGATAATAAAGTCGCCCATCAACATACCATTTTCTGAAAATTTCATATCCTCTTCCATGGAAATCTATTATTTTAAAAATTTCATGGAACTCTTCGCTGACTTTTTCTTTAATATTATCAGAAAGGTCTGAGTTATCTAAAATCAGTTCAATTGATTTTCGATTTTCATCATACACTATAGATTCATTACAAACATCTTCTACCGCAGATTCTACCTCTGGATAAAGAGACATTTCTCTATATTTTCCGATGAATTCTTTATCAGTTTTCGCTTTAGCATCAAAATCAATAAAAGCACCAAAATAGCCACCGCCGTCGATGAAAGATGCGCCTTCATCTTTGTCAGGTGGTACAAATGACGTTGCTTTTATTGATGAGGAAGCGGAAGAATTATTCCGTTTCTTTTTTCCTATCTGAAACCCAAACAGTTCTATTGGCATCATATATCTCCATTTTCATTATGGTTATCACACATTACTTCCGGGAACGGGTGCTTGTCCCGGTGGTACGCTTTCATCAGTATCTTGGGTAACGAAGTAAGAATATTGAAGGGTAACTGAAAATTCGACCAAATCAGATGCATCGGTAGACACGTCAATTGCTGCTACCTCTGATGGCCAACAATGGTAGAATTTATAGGACTTAATTGGGTTNCCCTTTCTATCTAGGTGGTCAATGTTCCAATCTGGAAACAAAACACCGGATAGATTGTGTTCAGTAGTTGAAGTGTTAGCAACTGTTTGATTAATATTGTCCATCCATTTTTCAAATGCATTTCTTATTTTAAAATCACCATCTGAAAGGAAGGTCAGTGTCCATTCCGCGAATTCTCGTTCTCCGGGAAGTTTAAGCTTTCTGCCACGATATGGAACCTCAATAGGAGTAATACTAGTACCGGGCATCGATGCTGCTTTGCAAAGGTAGCCAACTTCTGTTGGTAATGAAGTATTGCCTATATTCCCTTGTACTCTAAAGAGGAAGGGACGAACACCACCTTTAGCAAGGGCATTCTTGAAATTATTGATGTTCATCGACATATGTCGCTTCTCCTATTGGTTGTTAGATCAAACACCGATCTCGTCAAAACTAACACCGGACCTAGTTGCAATGAAGTTAAGGGTAATGAAATTGATAGAACGTGTTGGTTTAACAAAGATATCAGCAACAAATTCATTTCTATCAACAACACTTCCCGGATTATTTGTCTCATCACAAATAACCTTAAAGTCAGTTAAACCACGCCTAGCTTGGACATCCCTTAAGAATGGTTCAACCATATTTTTAAATTGTGCACGCGTGAATGCATCATTCTGCTCGAACAGCTGATATTTTGCAGCAGTTGAAACTGCCTTTTCAAGTACGATGAACAAGCGACGCACATTGATTCTGTCAAATGCACTTGGTTTAGACTGCAGTGTTTTATCACCGAAGAGGATCGTACCTTCACCGGGGAATGCAACAATTGGGTTGACATTTGCCTGATAGAGATCGTCTCTTTGGCTCTTTGACGGGTTCAAACTCAACTTAATAACACCTCTGAGTTTACCACGGTTGAAACCTGCTGGTGAGAACCATGGGTCGGTTGCTTCATCAGATCTTACTGCAAGACCAGCAACGTCACCATTAAATGGAACCCATCTAAAGACATCGTTGAATTGATCATACATGTACTTCCAGCCAGAATCAAGGAAGGCATAAGAGGAGTTAATACCTTGGTCAGAACCAGATCTTTTGAGTGTGCCTTCTCTATAATTAACGATATTGGCAGTTTGCGTAGATGCTTCCTTTGGAATACCAGAAGTTGTATTAATNCATAAGCCTTCATCTGGGGAGATGAATAATACTGCATCTTTTCGTGCTTCAACAAGGTCGATCAAACCAATTGATTCAGTATATCCTGCAGGTCCACCAAGAATAATATTGACATTTACTGTTTCAGAGTCGGCAAATGCACCATATCCTTGTGTTGTGCCTGTGGTTGTTCTGACTCCACCCATTTCACCTGTACCACCAGTCATAGAAACTGCGTAACCAGCACTGCTACCTGATGCATTTAGGATTGTGAATGTGCAGCCAGTTGTTCCAAGATTAGTACCCCATGCCATGCCGATGCCGCCGATGGAGGATTGGTAATTAGTAACACCACCATTACTGGTGCTTGAAGTGCCGGGGTGATAACCCCAGTAAATGTACTGGGAGTTTTCGTTGATGTAATCTTTATAAAACTTATTAAATCCTTGACTGGTTCTGTGGTTTCCTGCCTTAGACATACCATCAAAAACTTCAAGGACTGTACCTTTAACACCAGAGAATAAACCATCTTCATCAATGACGGCAATATTAACACCATCATAGACTGTTTCCGATGAAGTTTGATCAACGGCGAACTGAGTGGTGAAAGGCATCTTAGTTGCGAATTGATCTGCATATTTCCAGTCATTATATTGACTGGCACTTACCCCATAACCACCGGTTGCAGCAATTGCACCGAAAGTAGCAGTAATGCCGGTCGTAGTGTTACCGACTTCTAAAATCGTAAAAGTAGCTCCCGTAACAGGGGATGCCGTGGTGTTCGCCGATAAGTTAATATCAAATAAAGCAGCGGCTGTAGTACCAGACCCAGATACGATAGTGAAAGTATTACCAGTACCATCAGCCAGAGTAAAACCAGCCATCGCAGATGGTAGTGTCAGACCGTGTCCAGCGCCTACCAGAACTCCGCCGATGGTCACACCACTTAAACTATAATCGAAAGTATTGCCGTAACCACCATCATGCCAAACCACTTTAAGGCTGTCAGCCTTGGATCCGGGGTATCTTGCTACCCATTCTGGTGGTGTGCTCAAGGCAGAAATAGTTGCTGCTGAATAATCATCATAGCTGTTGATTCGGACAAGATTTGCTCCCGAATTCACTGAGTTAAACGCATCCGCGTCACCGGCTCTTACTACTTTAAGGTTATCTCCATAACCTAAGAAGTTTGCTGCAGTGAACCAGTGCTTAAAGTTTTCGGTGTTTGGTTTTCCGAATAGAGTCATGAGATTTCCGACACTATCAACGGTTATAATTTTATCCATCGGTCCCCATTCGAAATAACCACAATACCCTGCAAGGGTTGTTGCTACTGCGGGAACGATCGTTGAAAGATCAATCTCTTTTGTAACTACTCCGGGGCTTACCTGAAATGCCATATTATCAACTCCTAGTTAAAGATAGATATCTTTTTATCATCTCTATATTTATAACGGGAAGGCATTTCCGTATTATGCTCACTGTGAATATTCATCATCATTAAATCCAGTCCAGATATTTCCATCAGAATCAACCTCAAATTCATGATTATTTATACCATCGTCAATAATCCCAAATGGTGTTAAATTCTCTTCAAGGTTTTGTATTTGGTCAGAATATAGTGTTTGTCTAATATCTCCACCGACCAGATTTTTAAAATAATCTTGGGTGCTCATCCACCCAAATAGAACCAAAGTCATTACAAGATCATCATGATGTCCGGGTTCGGCTGCAAAAGAAGACCCAGTACTAATAAATGTCGTTAGTTCTCTAACAGTATCTAAATCTGGTATGATTATCTTCTGAGATTCAATTAATTCTTTCAACATAGCACAGCCCATTTTTTTGGTGCTTTGAGATGTTTTTACACCAATCTTGGATTTAACTGTACCAAATCCAGAGCCTATTTCTTGACCTTTTCCCAATCTTGTTCTAGTCATAATCAGATTTTCGTATTCTAATTCATGATGAAGGATATCTGCAACTTGACCACCAATATCGTTAACCTCAACTAGCATTGGTGCATAATTATATTTAACACCCAGCCTGTATAATAAGTTCGGTAACACCATTGGTGGGATTTCATTGTTGGTAAAAGCACAAACCATTTTATATGGGCATTCAGTAACATCTAATATGGTAAAGGAGTGAAAATCACCACCAGTACCCCGAGAAACGTCCACGCACATAGTATACTCTCTATTTTCTTTCGGCTCTTCGTATACCCGAATACCTTCGGGGGTTGAGGACAATGGCTCTTTAAAAGTCAGCTCTCTTAGTATCTGGGGCTTAATCAGAGTATTTTCGCTACCAATAAATTCACATTCGAATTCAACCCTGAATTGCTCCTCTGAGGTATTTGCTATCGTTTCACTTTTCCATTCTTCATCTCTTCCGGGTACATCACTCCAAAGGACTTCCACCGGAGCATAACTATTTCTTCCTTCCAATGCATCCACCCACAATTTGTGGAACATATTTAATCCCTTTGGAGTGGATACGATTAAAACCTTGGTATTTTTGCCGGATGAAATGGTAGGATAAACCGAGCTGAAAAATTCTTCTGCCACTTCATGCGGCACATAGGCAAATTCATCCAAAAATATCATATTAAAAGATCCACCACGAACAGCACTGGAGGAAGTTGCAGATGCCAAAATCTTGGAATTGTTTTCTAATTCGATTGACCCCTTGTTCCACTCTTCTACACCCTGTTGTATCCACTTGGGCAGATTTTCATAGGCTAGTTTTAATCTATGAAGGAGTTCTCTTGCAGTTGCTTGTTTATTGGCAAGGATAGCCACTCTAACATCTGCATTGAAAAGAACATGGTGAAGCAAGTATGCAATAACACAAGTACTTTTTCCAGTCTGTCTTGGAAACTTACAAATAACAAATCTATTATCATCAATGGATTTAATTAAATTTTGTTGGAATTCCCAAGGTTTAAACTGCTGTAAACCATGATCCAGTGTAATAATTTTCATGTATGTACTGATAAAGTACAATGGATCTTTAGAACATTTTAAGTATTCTTTAATTTG